AATTAATCTATTCATCATCTGCGTCAAGTTACGGAATCAATAATAGATATCCATCTAACCTATATGGTTGGAGTAAATACATTGGCGAACAATATGTAATACAAAATAGGGGAATAGCTCTTCGTTATTTCAATGTTTATGGGCCAGGTGAGGAACATAAGGGTAAAATGGCATCAGTTGCTTATCAAATGTATAAGAGGTCAATAGATGGGGGTAGGAATAAATTATTTCCTAATAATCCAAGACGTGATTTTGTTTACATTGATGATGTAGTTTCCGCTAATATGTTTGCCTTAAAACATTATAATGAATTAAAGGGTGAGTATTATGATGTTGGTTCAGGTACAGCAAGGACATTTGAAGATGTAATGTCATATTTAGGATTGGATTTTGATTATACTTCCGAACATGACATACCAACAGGATATCAATTTTATACATGTAGTGACGTAACTAAATTTATGAAATTTTGGAGACCGACATACACGTTAGAAGAAGGAATAAAAGCATATAAAAAATATTTGGATGATAGTATTAGTAATAGGTGAATATTGTGAAGATGTCTTCATATATGGTAAAACATTAAGGCTTTCGCCAGAAGCCCCTGTGCCCGTTTTTAATCCCATACGAACTGTAAGTAATAGTGGTATGGTTGGTAATGTGATTAATAACATTAAATCTTTAAGACCTGATTCAATAGTTCATGTTGTTCGTCAAGTGGGTACAATGAGAAAAACAAGATATGTAGATGATAAATCAAACCATATGTTTATGAGAGTTGATGAAGGGGAAGAATTTACAAAATTGTATGACAAAGAGTTTGATGTATCAAATTATGATGTAGTTATTGTTAGTGATTACAACAAAGGATTTTTAAGCAATGAACATTTAATACAAATTGGTAGAACTTGTACAGGTATTTCTATAATTGACTCTAAAAGAAAATTAACACAGGAAATTATTGATGAATTTGATTTCATTAAAGTAAATGAACATGAATATAATAATAATCATGAGATTTTATATAAAAACATGGACAAAGTATTAATAACATTGGGTAAAAATGGTGCTTGTTATAAACAAATAGCTTATTATCCACCAAATCCAAAAGATACAATTGATGTAAGTGGTGCAGGTGATACGTTTACGGCATCATTTGCTGTTAAATATTTTGAAACTAAAGTTGTTGATATGTCAATTGAATATGCAAATGAAATGTCATCGATAGTCGTATCAAAAAGAGGGGTAGTTACACCCCTCTAATCTGATACCCTTTGTCTTCAACGATAAAGCCAAAAACCCGTTCCATGTCATGAGCTATTGAAAAATCTCTGACATATCCTACGGGCATTTTATCGTATAATTCGTTTAATTGATTAACGGTAAATGATTCCAAAAGTAAATTATAGTCAGAAATAAACATTGTCCCACCTATAAAACCTGAAGATTGAGTTTTAATATTTAGACTGTTCATCGTATCCATGTGTTGACCCCTATGTCCCCTTAATAACCATCTTTTGCATCCACACATTTTAACTCGTGGGTCATTTTTCATCAAGGTTAAAATAGACTTAAAAGTTTCAGGTGTTCCCATTAAACTATCAACTAAAGCATTTCTCCAATTACGACCTAATTCTTCATTATAATGACTTTTTTTACTATGTAACTTTACTATATGTGAATATTCCAAGTTATTTTCTTTCAAGTATTTTAATACAAGTAAAAAGGGGCCTATATCAAGTCCCTTATTATGTACTTCGATAATTTTAGCGTTAGGATATGAACTTTTAATAGTATCTGTTATATTTTTAGTACCATCTATTATTGTGACAATTAAATCAAACTCAACGTCTAATTTGTCAAAATAGTTTTTAAATTCATCCCATAATTCAATATAGAATAAATGTAATACTATCAAAGGTTTCATTATTTATCAGGTAAATTGTGTTTTTCTATTTTATTTCTAAAATGTTCATCAGTATTGTATAAATCCAAAGCATTATTGACTAATTTTTGTAGGGATATTCCACTATCAACTGATTTTATTTTGAATTTTTTGTAAATTCCGTTAATGATATGAACGCTAGTTAATTTCTTATCAATTTATTAAAAATATATCGGGTATCTATTAAATACCCGATATTTGTCTTAACGACTTAATTCTCTTACTTTATTAATAATCTCGTTAACAAGTTTATCTTGTTGTGTCAACTTAGTAGGGTCACTCACGTTTTGTTGTGTTGCCGGCGTACTAGTTGGTTGTGGTTTTTTCTTACATCCGCATCCCATAATTTTAGGTATTCTATTCATTCGTTTATTATTATATAAGTATTTTAAATTTATGAAAATATCCAATAAATATCAAGGAAATATTTGGTAAATCAAAAAATAGTGTGTATATTTGTTCAAAATTAAAAAACAAAAATGGATAAAGATTTTAAGCCCGTTAAAAGTGTTTATGGTAATAACCATGATGCAATCAAGAACATTATGGTCTTGTACAATATTGAACAGTTTGATCTTGATTGTACCTATTCAAAAGGGTCATTTTGGAAAGACATTAAACAACCAAAAGTAAAAACCGATTTAATTGCTTTACATGACGATGTTATCGTTGCGGATTCAGAAGCACTTCCATTTGAAAATGGTTCAATCGGTAGTACAATGTACGACCCACCTTTCGTTATTTGTGGTAAGAAGTACAAAGAAAATAAAGAAGGTAGTTCAATTATCGCGAAACGATTCACAGGATATCAAACCTATGATGAATTAAAAACAAATTATTACAACACATTAAGTGAATTGTATAGAATTACCAAAGAAGGTGGCCTTGTAGTAATGAAAACCCAAGACACAGTATCAGGTGGAAAAAATCACTTCACACACGTAATGGTAATGCAAATGGCTCTTAGTCTTGGTTTTTATCCAAGGGATTTATTCATTCTAACTGCTAAAGGTAGAATTAGTAGTTTCGGGGCTAAATGGCACAAGCAGGAACATGCACGTAAACACCATTCTTATTTTTGGGTGTTCGAAAAAGTGAAACCAAGAGTAAAATACGATTTTTAAAAAAAAATAAAAAAAATGTTATAAAAGATTTGGTGGATTCAAAATTTATACCTATCTTTGTAGTGTTAAAAATAAACAAGAAAATAAAGTTTAACTAAAAAATTACAGTTATGAGTAACACAGTTGAAGAACAATTGAATGACCTTAAAGGTACGTTTGTCGCCTCATTAAGAAGGAATAACAAACAAATTCGTGATGACCGCGCGTTAACAATTGCAAAAACCGCATTAGTATTATTTAAACGTGAAGTTGAAGACTTGGCAATCGAAATCAACAATCTTCAAATTGAACGTGACAACATGATTGACCTTGGTGGTATTTCAACCACAACAATCATTTCTCCTTCTGATTTCAATGCAAAAGGATTCGTTGAAAAAGACCTGGAACTTGGTTTGAAAATCCGTAATTTGGAAATCAAACACGAAATTGCCAGCAAACGTTATAATGAGCTTTTTGGAGGTATTGAATAATGGGATATACTTCATACAGTTCATCATCACGCTCAGTACGTGCCGCTTCGGCAGGTTACGCTACCAAAAGTGCTAGCGATATCTTTACACAAAGTAAAGAACGTAAAATTCACGAATCGATGGAGCCCTCAAAAGCTTTATTACGTGAATCCCGTGACTCCGACGCTCACCCAAACTCTATACCAATTATTATTGCCTTGGATACCACAGGTTCGATGCTTGACATCCCAATGCATTTGGTAAGAGAAGGTTTACCAAAAATGGTGGGTAATATTATCCAAAAAGGGTTTCCTGACCCACAAATTCTTTTCTTAGGTGTTGGTGACCACGAATGTGACCGTGCTCCTTTACAGGTAGGTCAGTTCGAATCAGGTGACGAAGAGCTTGACTTATGGTTAACAAGAACTTACCTTGAAAGAGGTGGTGGTGGTAACGGTGGTGAAAGTTATTTATTGGCTCACTATTTCGCAGCAAACCACACAGTTCTTGACTGTTTCGAAAAACGCGGACAAAAAGGTATTCTTGTAACTATTGGTGACGAGCCAGGATTACATTCATTACCTAAAAGGTCAATCCAAGAAATAATGGGTAAAGAAGTTCAGGGAAGTTATACTGACGACAATCTTTTGGATTTAGCAAAAGAAAAGTATGACGTATATCACATCCATATCAATCATAACGGTGGTGATTCAAGAGCCGAAAGGTATTGGCAGTCAAAATTGAACGAAAACTGCATCATCGTTGATGATTATGAAAATGTAGGCGACACGATTTCAACACTTGTTGTTAGGAACATTAAAAACAGGGTATCATATCCTACATCCACTAAAAACTCAAACGTTATTGTTGACTCAAAAACTGACGTTTCAAATACAAATAGTTCAAGTGTAAAACCAGAGGAAGAAATCCTCTAAAAACAAAAATCATTATGGGAACAATTGGAAATTCAAAACCGATGTCTTTCGAAGATATGGAAGACCAAGCAGTAGTAACACCAGTGACAACGCCAGAAGTAGTAGCAGAAGCTGTAGCTGAAATCAATGCTATCGAACCTGAAGTTAAGGAGTAAACAATTTTAAATTGGAACTACATTTGGAAAGATAAAATCTCTATATTTATATAAATAAACTTATACTAAATTATAGGGATTTTATTTTATGATATGTATTTACAAAATTCAAAATTTAATTACTAACGAAATCTATGTTGGGTCAGCATTAAATTTTCAAAAAAGAAAATGGTCACACTTACATAAACTAAGACATAACAAACATCATTCACCTATTCTTCAAAATTCGTGGAATAAATATGGCGAAGAAAGTTTTTGTTTTATGGTAATTGAAGAGGTA